CAGGTCTATGCGGATCGGTCGGGCCAGAGCATCGAAGCCGTTCTTGCCATCATGAATGCCGAAACCTTCTACAGCGCCTCGGCCGCCATCGAGGCGGGATTCGCCGATGCGGTGGCCGATGGCACTGACGCGAGCGCAGCCCCGCCCAGCTTCGACGATGCGCTGCGCGCCCGCATGCAGCGCGACATGACCGCCTATGCCGCGATGATGCGCGACAAATCTCCGGGCCGTGGCACTGCCGCGCCCCGCAACCCTGCCGCCCCCGGCGGTGCCCCGGCCCCGGTGGCCGCAACCATGGAGCATGTGATGCCCAATCCGACCAACCCCATCGCGCCGGTACAGACCCCGGCGCCGACGCAGATCCAGACCCCGCCGTCGCCCGCGCCCGATCCGCAGGCGGCGATCATGGCGGAGCGCAACCGCGTCACCATGATCCAGAGCATGGCCCGCCCGTTCGTTGAAGCCGGTCGCCTGACCGATGCGGATGTGACCGCGCTGATCAATGATGGCACGGCGGCCGATATGGCCGGATCGCGGTTCATGGCGACCATGGCGCAACGCGAACCGGCGCCCGGCCCGATGCGCGTTACCGAACGCGGCCGCGATGAAACCGAAACCCGCCGCCTGGGCATGGAAGGTGCACTTGTCGCCCGCCTGACCCGCGCCGAACCGGCCGACCTGTCCCGGCAGTATATGGATTTCTCCATCGTCGAGATGGCGGCTGAACGGCTGGGCCAGCGCCGGGTGCCGGGGCATTTCGCGGGGCGCGAGGAAACGCTGCGCATGGCCTTCCATTCGACCAGCGATTTCCCGGCGCTGCTGGAAAATGCCATGAACCGCTCGCTGGCCGCGCGCTATGCGCAAGCACAGCCGACCTACCGTCGCATCGCCCGGCAGAGGACCTATGTGGATTTCCGCGACCACACCACCGTGCGCGTGGGTGACTTCCCGGATCTTCAGCCGGTCAGCCCCGAGGCGGGCGAGCTGAAGGCGGGCAGCTTCAGCGAGTCGAAGGAAAAGACCAAGGTTTTGGCCTATGGTGTGCAGGTGCTGCTGTCGCGGCAACTGCTGGTCAATGACAGTCTCGACGGCATCATGCAGGTGCTGAACGACCGGGGCAATGCGGTGGCGCGGTTCGAGGACCGGACCTTCTACACCATGATGCTGGGCGGTTCGAATGCCGATGGTCCGACGCTGCTCGAAACCACCCGGCAGGTGTTCAATACGACCGATGGCACCAAAGCCGGGACGGCGGCGGCGATCAACATCGCCTCGCTGAGCCTTGCGCGCGCCGCTTTGCGCAAACGCAAGTCGCTGGATGGTGCAGAACTGGAACTGACCGCCGCGATCCTGCTGTGCGGGCCGGACAAGGAAACCGAGGCGCAGCAGATCCTCGCGCCGATTCAGGCACAGCAGGCGGGCAATGTGAACCCGTTCTCAGGGGTCATGTCGCCGGTCATCACCGCCAAGATCACCGGCAACGCCTGGTACGTCTTCGCCTCGGTCGATGAGGCGCCGTGCTTCGAATGGGGCCTGCTGGAAGGCTACGCCGCGCCGCGCTTCCGCATGGAAGATCCCTTCGGTGTGCAGGGCACCAAGTTCTCGCTGGAACACGACTTCGGCTGCGGCGCCATTGATTTCCGCGGCGGCTACAAGAACGCCGGCGCCTGATCGGGCGACGACATGACCTGACGAAAGGGCGGCTTCCGGGCCGCCCTTCGTCATTCGCCCTGCATGGATGCCGGGTTCAATCGACAACCGAAAGGATCGGAACATGAAGAACTATGTGCAGCGCGGCGAGCGGATCACGCTTCCCGCGCCCTATGACGTGGCCTCGGGCGCGGGCCTTCTGGTCGGGACCATCTTCGGCGTTGCTGTCCATGACGCAGTCAGCGGTGCAGATGTCGAGACGCAGCTCGTGGGCGTCGTTGATATCCTGAAGGTCGGGTCGCAGGCCTGGACGGTGGGCGCCGCAATCTACTGGGACAATACCAACAAGTATTGCACCACGACCTCCAGCGGCAACACGCTGATCGGCAAGGCATTGGCGGCGGTTGGCAGTGGCGCAGGGGAAACCACGGGCCGTATCCGGCTGACCGGCTGACATGGCGAGCATTTTTGATGGCATGGCCGGGGTGCTGGCGGAGACGCTGGGCGCGCCGGTTGCCTATACGCCGAAGGGCGGGGTGCCCCGTGACGTGCAATCGATCTTTCGGGAAACGCCGGTCGAGGCCATTGATCCGGACGGCCACCCTGTGCTGATCACCTCGCCCAGTTGGCGGGTGCGGCACAATCTGGTGCCCGAGCTTGCCAAAGGGGACCGGATCTCTCCGGGTAACGGCAAGATCTACGCCGTGTTCAACGTGGTGCCCGCCGGTTCAACCGCATCAGACGCGCATGTCATCTGCGAACTGGAAAGGATCATCGAATGAGCCGTCGTTCCGATTTTCGGGCCTTGGCCCGGCAGGCCCTCGCGGCTGATCCTCGCATGGGGGATGTCACGCAAATCTCGGCCTGGGCAGGGAATATCTCGGCCGATGCCCTGCCGGTGCTGGGTGTGGTGACCGCGCAGGAAAACGTCCAGCCCGAATCCCTGTCACATTTCACCCGGTCCACGCTGTTGCAGGTCGTGGTGAAGCGGCTGGGCGGGGTAGATCCGGAGGCTGATCTGGATGATGACGCCGACGCTATCGAGGCCTGTCTCTGCCCGTTTTTCGCCGCGCAGGGCATCATGCTGCTGCCCGAAAAAGTGACTTTCACCCTCAACGGTGAGGGCGAACAGAAGATCGCCACCATCACTGCCGACTTTCGCGTGACCTGGCAGCGCACACTGGCGGGTCAGCTGCTCTGATCAAGAACCTCCTGGCCCGCAGGATCAGCGGGTTAATCCGGCCCTGCCATCCGGCGGGGCTTTTCCATGTCCGAAAGGCTCCACATGGCAACCATCACGAAGACGACGATGGGCGGTCCCGGTGCCCGCAACGTGACCGAGGTGACGCTGACCTCCAGCAACACCTTCGCGTACGAGGCGGGCACCGGGCAGATTCTCATCCTGCGCAACCCTACGGCTGGTGCCGTTTCCTGCATCATCGACGGGGCTGACGGAACCGTGGTTCCGGCACCGGGCATCGGCAATGTCGATGTCTCTGCCGGATATGCGGTCGGCTCCATCCCTGCCGGTGCATCCCGCCTGGTGCCGCTCGACAGCATCTCGGCCTATTTGCAGGGCACGATCAATGTCACCGGAACCGGCCTTGTGGCCATGCTGCTGGGGGCGTGATCATGGCGAAGATTCTCAATCCCGGTCTGCGTCCGGTCCCGCTGCCGACTGGCCATGTGGTTCCCCGGCAGGGCGAACTCGTGACCACCAATGATGTGCTGCGCTGTGCTGACAACGTGGCCTTCCTGCGTGGTCAGGAACTGTCGGGTGCGCTCAACCTTCAGTTTGACCCCGATCCTGTGGACCACTCCGAGGCGCCCAAGGCGGCTCCGGCACTTTCCCCCCAACCTGAATCGCCCGTTGCGGGCAAATCAAAAGGCTGAATCCCATGGCATACATCACTTACATCGGCGCTACCGTCGCCGTTTCCGCCGCCGTGCCCGCGACCGTCGATCAGGCGGGTTTCGCGGCACTGACCTATACTGCCGTCGGCAGCATCACCGAATGGGGCGAGGTGGGCGACAGTTCGGAGGATGTGACCGAGACCACGCTGGCCGGTCGCACCAACCACGCCAATGGCGCGCTGGACGGCGGATCGGTTGCGTTCACCATCCTGAGCAATGGCACCGATGCGGGCCAGACGATCCTCAAGACCAAGAACAACACCAATGACGAGGTGTCGGTGAAGATCACCGATCCCGATGGCCAGATCACCTATTTCTTCGGGAAGGTTGCGAACCTGAAGGATCGTCAGCGCACCGCTTCGACCATGAAAGGCCAGACCGGCGAATTCCGCGTCAACAGCGCGACGGTCCGCGTCTGATATGGTGACAGGCCCGCAGGCGTGCGGGCCTGATCCTCAACGAGAAGCGCCGAAGCACCCGGACAGGAGGGAAGGCTGGTGAACAGTTCGCTGAAGAGAATCGTGGACGAGCTTCTGTGTGAACTGACAAGGATCACCCGCGAGATGGCGGCGGGTACTTCCCCTGAAGTTCATCAAGCAAGCGGTAAAGGCGCTCTGAAGCGCTTGGCCCGAGCGATTGGATTGGTGACGAAGCCATAGTATGCGCGCGGAAGGCTTCAAGCAGGCTGAATGCCTGGCCTTGGGGAAGCCTCTGAAGCGAAATCTCGGCAATGGCTTTGTAGATTGCAGCCTCTGCGCGCATCATCTGGAACTCGGTTTCCTCTTCCTCGGTCATTGGTCAGGCCTCAAACCGAGCCTACCAGTTCCCGGCGCGCCGCAGATGCCAGAAAGGACGATCTGGTCATGCCGCGTGCCTTGGCGGTTTCGTCGATGGCGCGCAGCAAGCCACGCTCCATCGAGATATTGACCCGCTCCGGAGCGGTGTCGGCCGGGATATAGGGTACGGGCAGCAAAACGGCGCCGCCTGCAATGGCTTCAGCCACATCGGCGCGGGTCCGGATCTGGTCGAGCGACGCGGGATCGACGTCTGGCATATCCTCGAACCAGAGGTCGAGAGCTTCGGTCGCGGCGGCAGAGATGCCCGCCCAGTTGTCGGCAGCGGCATGGCAACCGGGAAGGTCGGGGAAGGTCAGGCCGAAGGCACTGTCACCTTCCTGGTGAACGATAGCGATGTAGTAGCGCATGGCAGTACCCCATGTGGTTGTTTCGTAGAGGGGCGATGGGGTGGCCGGGCTAAAGAAGCCCGGCCTGTTCGTAGATGCTCCTGACGGTCCCGAGCGGCAGGTCTTTCTTCGGATGCGGCAGGATCACGGTGCGATCCCCTTTCCGAAGCTTGAGGTGTGAACCCTTCTTGGACACTTCCTCAAAACCCTCTGCTTTCAAGACTTTCAGGAGCTTTCTTGAATTCGTTTCAAGCTCCATCGCCCCTCCTTTCATGTGTATTTATATACACACTTGTCGGCAGCACGTCAATGCCTGTGTGTTCAGCCGGTGCCGCCCATCCCTTGAACCAGAACCTGAAGGATGAAGATCATGGATTTCACGAAGTTCGACAGCCGCTCGGCCGCCGAAACGCCGCAACGTCTGCATCTGGTTGATCCGGCGTCGGGCGCTCCGATCTATGCGGATGATGAACAGCAGAAGCCCTGCATTGTGCTGGTGGTCGGCACCGAAAGCCGCACGGCGCAGGCGGCTCTGCGCGCGATCCGGCAAGCCAAGGTTTCCGGCGCGAAGAAGACGGAGAAGGGTGAAACGCTGGAAGATCTGCACATGGCAATGGTCGAGGGGGCCAAGCCGCTGATCCGGGGGTTCGAAAATGTGTTTCGCGGCAAGGCCGAAGCCAGCGCCGCGGATGCGGAGTGGTTCCTGAACCTCCAGATGATGAACGGTCGCGAGGGTGAGAAATCCTTCGTCGAACAGGTTGTCGATTTCGCAACCTCGCGGGCGAATTACCTGGGAAACGCCTCGGTCGCGTGATCCTTGCGGCGCGGCAATGGGGCCATCTCCATGCCGTGCCGCGCAACTGCAATGGCGAGAGCTGGCTGGCGCGTGCCCGGCGGTTGAAACAGCCGCTCGGGCTGCCCGAGCTTGATGGCGGGGAATACCTGCTGGATGCGATGTTCCGGCTGAACCCGGTTCGCAGCAACGGTTTCGGCCCCCGTGCCGCAGACTGGCCGGAGATCGAGGCCTTTGCGCGCTTGACCGGGCGTATCAGCGAACCTTGGGAGGCCGAGGCACTGTTCGACATGTGCCGAGGCTATGCCGAAGCTCTGGAGGCCGGGAGTGATCCTCTGGCCATGTCGCCAGCCCAGATTGCTGATGAACAGG